AAAAACAATCAGTTTTAAAATAAGTCTGGATGCTATAGACCAAACCATAAAAAGTTCTTTACATGCTAACACAACATCTATTGAATGGAACGAGTCTATAGGTCATGCTATGATAGAACACGTAGAGCTTTTGATTGGTGGTAAAGTTATTCAGAGACTCACGAGTGATTTCTTAGCTATATACTTTGATAATTACGTGACACAAACCAAACAACACTGTTTGGCAAAACTCATAGGTAAACCACCGGATGAACTTTCAGGAACATCCGCTATAAGCACATCTATTGGTGGCTATCTATCGTCGTCCGCTCAAAACTTATTTGTCGATATACCCTTTTATTTTTATAATAACCCAGAACTTGCTATACCAATTTGTGCAATAGATAAACAGGAAGTCGAAGTTGTTGTAAAACTCCGTGATATAGATCAATGCATACACTCGATAAGAAGCGATTCGCCATACATCGGATACATTTTATATACGGGTTTGAAACCAAAAAATCTCATAAAAAGTTTCAAAGTTACGACGGAAATGATATCATTAACGGATAAAGAAAAGAAAGATATTAAAACAACACCGAAAGATTATATAATTACACAAATACAGGAAAGTTGTTCCCAGATTGAACAGAGTAGTGATCTTAATCCAGTCGTTATAAAACACAAACTTAGATTTGTAAACCCCGTTAAGGAACTATTTTTTATAATTCAAGGTACCCGGAAAATTGTAAATGGTTTTTACAACGCAACCTTTGATTATGATAATTCGTACAGGGACCTCGATAGTGTATACATTAACTACGAAAACCTGAAGAAACTCGAACTCCAACTCGATGACTCATACCCAATAGAAGGTGCTACGGGCGAATGTATAAACTTACGGGCCGTTCAAAGTGGAATTCATCATTCAAGAACACAACTGTTTAGAAGGTACTATTCATATAGTTTTGCTTTAGAACCTGAAAGATGGTACCCTACAGGTCAGGTTAATTTTAGTTTAATTAAAGATCAGGATTTGAAACTAACTTTAAATGCAGAAGACGAGTGTAAAAGAGAACTTAGAGTTTTGGCGCATAGTTATAATATACTCCGTGTAGAAAACGGTACTGCAATAACATTGTTTTAAAATGAATCAAGAAGAAAAAGATGCAACAATGCAACTATTAGAACAATTTCAACAAACTGCTATAGATGTAGTTCAACCTGTGATGGAACAGGCCATCGTATTTGCGGCCGAATATGCAAAGGCGTGTGGTCGTGATATCATACTCTCTAAAGACGTGGAATATGCAATGAAGTATTGTGCAATGAATGAGGTTGGTAAAAAATCAGGGTCATATTTTCCAGAGATTTATGACGAGTCTGAAAGTGATGAAGATGAAGATGAATTGGAATTAGAAGATGAAGAAGATATAGAATTTGTAAGATATTCCGGTCGTGAATATAAATTTGTTAAAATGAACATGTCGTACGATAATTGGAACACGTGGGTGCCGAAAAACCCGACAGAACAGATGTTAAAAAATGCTATAGATAGTAATGGATACCTCTGAAGAGCCAGAAGGGTGGGTAGACCCTGCCGATAAATATTTTAAAATAATGGGCGATAATAGTTCATCGTCGGGTGACGATACAGATTCCGACACTGAAACTGAAACCGAATCCGAATCCGAATCTTCATCAGGGTGTGGTGCTTCTTTGAAAGAAGGAAGTGTCAAATTATTAAAAGGATATATGAAAAATACGAAAAAATATAAGAAAATTTTATTCGAGGAAGATTTTCTCCCAGAATAAAATGTGTATTTATAGTATAAAAATGTCTATCGCTAAAGAAACTATTACACTTGTAGCATCCGAACTCGAAACTCAATCTCTCAACGCCATCGTTGCCGGCTTCTCATTTGCTGCCGCCCTTTCCTGGATGGACTTGGTGAGATGGTTGGTTAACCAAGTCATCAAGGTCAACAAAAACGGTGGTATGAACTACACCCTCACTGCCTTGCTCACAACACTCTTGTCTATCACTGTGTTTATCATTGTGTCCAGAGTGTCCAAAAAGGTCAGAAAGCCAGCGCAACCAGTCTTCGCGGTTACTCGATAATCTTAGAACGTGGTTTTTTTATAATCATAAGTAAAAATAAACCAGTTGCAATTACCATAATTATTGGTAAAAAAGAATCCCAACTATGCACATCCTCAAATTCCTTGGGGATTTCCATAGGTGTTGGTAAAGTCTCGTCTCTTCTATATTTAGGTATATTAACGAACTTATCAGTAGTACAAGTAACCGCAAGTTTTAGTATATGATTTGCGTTTCTAAAATTATAAGGTATAAGACGATTATTACTACTATAGTAGAATTGTACCCGTAAACTCGATATTGTTTTTTGTGCACCACTATCGAAATTATGCTCTACAGCGTCGTCTACACCTGAATAATTAATTACATCTCCACACATTAGTATTCGTCCGGTATAAAAAGGTATATCTGAAAATATAGTCTTGTTAAATTCGTCTGATCCACTGCTTAGCTTTACAATAATCCCATCAGCGCCTTGTAAATTAACACTCCCGGTCTCTAGTGTGTAAGGTGAAGATTGTGTAGAATCAACATCATTTGCAATTAAACCTAAAATATCATGTGGCGTGGTTTTACCAGTTACTAAAGTGTTACTGTATCCATTCGTACCAGTATAAAACTTAAACGTAAATGGGTTATTTGCCGTAAAAGTCATTGCATTTGTATCTTTATCAAACGTTGAACTTTGTATTTTGCTACTCGAGTTTACTACAACATTAGAAGCTAAATCTACACCATTATAGTTACCGTTGGGTATAGTTATCTCATAATCTGAACCACCTGAATTTAAAGTAAATGTGTTATTTCTTTCATTTATCAAATACTGACTATTATGTATACGCGCTGATATCATGGAGATCTTAGTAACGTCATAAATTGGTGATTTAAGAGAAACAACGTAGTCTGCCGGGTTTGGGTAAAATACTGGATCTCTTTCACTACTATCTATATCTAGAGTATGTACCTTCATTAAAATATATGAGCATTATTTTAATGAGTGTTTTACATTATTATTTATTAAATTCGGTTACGAAATGTTATGTGACAATGGGTTACCCATGAGTTGACGCTTTGCTATATCTAAACCACTAGAGGATGAATTTGGATTTTCCATTCCCTTGTACGCGTTAAATTTATGATAATCGTTATTTCTATATTGTTGTGTCCACCCACCGTCTGCTGAATTCACTCTACCATCTGTACGCGACGTATCCGAACGAACGCTTGTTACCATACCACCTTGGTTGAGTGGATCGGCTCTGACATTCATACGACCCGCACCTGGTGTACGTCCCACTTTACCTCGTCTATCTGTTGGCCTGAGTCCAAATTTAGTAAGTTCTTCAACTGTGTACTTATCACCAAACGTACGTTTTTCCCCGATTTTAGAAGATGGTGAATTTAAGTAACCGTGTGAGAATTTGTGAATACCTGGTGCTGGTGCATTGGAATACGCATAAGCTTCAATATTACCATCCTTCTTATTTCGAGTTGGTTCAGCTGCACGAGTTAACGCCGAAACAGTTCTCTTGGGTGCAGCTGTACTTAATGTATCCGTTCTGAGACCAGTTTCGGAACGATTTGTCGTACGTTTTGTTCTTTCCTGTTCAGCTCTTGGTACTCTACCAGACATTCCCTGAGCACGTCCGGGAACGGGTGGAAGTCTCCCAAAAAGAAACGAAGTTTTCTCAGGTCTGTTATTAGCAAGTTCACCTTGAACCCCTCTTCTACCACCTTTTCCGTCAAAGGCTGGACCAGAACGCCCTGGTAAAGTTGTAAGTCTGTAAGCACCGACATTTTCAGGGTTAACTCTGAATAATTGTTGATGTCCACCGACTGATGGTACACTTGGATCAACACCCAAACCTGGACCAACTTGTTGTTGTTCGATTGGTGAAAGATTATTCATTCTACCACCGTCATACATCATACGATTTCTCATATCCAAAACTTCACCACCAGAAGATCGGGATTGTGGAGAAATATCACCAAATGTTGAAATCTCCTGCTTTGATTCATATCCAGGTTCAACTAATGGTGATGGTGCACCTAAATACGAATCATTGATTGATATATCTCTACTGTAAAAATCATCAATTGGTGGTGGTAAAACTTCTTCCTGTCCTTGTATGGAATTTCCTTCAACTGTATATTTTTCATCCGATTTGCTCAATTTACGACCAGCATAAACGAGACCTGCTATAGCCAATATAGATATAGGGTCAGCCATTCTTACTTGTTATTAACATTTTTATTGATATATCTTTGCTGAAATAATCCATTTTGAAGTTCGGCTCGAGTGCTCGATGGTTCGTATGTTCTCGTTCTAAGGGGTGTTTTACAAGCAACATTCTGGAGTGGGTGAAAATTTCTTTCGTATGTTTTTGCTAATATTTTGTTAAATCGTGAAGTTGACTGTGGTCTAAGAGCGTCACTCACTTCTATGTGTTGAGCTGGAGAACCTTTACCTGCCATGTATGGAGCAGTTCCATACAACATTGTATTTGGTCTCGATGAACCATAATTTAAGGTACTGGGCTGAGGATATACAAAGACTTCTTCAGTTGCACAAACGGATGGAATCGCTTTATCACTGACTATTTTCATTCCTGGTTGAAGTTGATACGCCATTTACTATTACAAAACATTTTGTTTATGAAAAATCGAGTATCAAGTTAATATTTATTTTAATTTATTTAAGCAGATAAACCAGATCCTCTGTGCATACCACTTCTTTTATCACCAGTTGGATCAAGTCCTGCAAACGCCTCGAGTTGAACACCTCTCGCGTCTGGATTACACAATCGTGGATCTTGTCTACATGTAGTTTTCCCCTTTGATCCATGTATAAATTCATAATATGGATCGTTACCTAATGAAGAATTCGCGGTTGGTGTAAACTGTCGCGCTAAAGCGTTTCTTTGAAAACGTGGTAATGATGATCGCGAACGAGAAGGTCCGTATTGTATACCATTTGTTAAGTAGGAATCTGTATTTTTACGAACGGTTGGACCAAAGCACGCACTTGGTCTATCTGGTCTGTCGGTGTAATCGGTCATGAGTACATTACCACATGGGTTATCCTGGGTAGGCATCTGACAAGTCGATCCAAAATTGCCATGTGCTGACCTGGGTGGACCCTCTTTTATCATATCCGACTGTTCCATTATGTAAAGAACACCTAAAGCTGTAGCACCTAACACAAAAATACGCATATCTCTATTAATAAGGTATATTATACAGGTTGCATAAATGATAAATCTCGCTGTGGCATTAATTCTCTCTTCTGAAGAGAGAGATTTTGATGGCCAAAATTCTAATACTTTATCTGTACGAATGAGCTGTTTTGGATCTTCGAACCAAGAAGTCATTTATATACATCAAGTTTATTTTTTACCACCTAACATGCCACCTAACATACCCTGCATGGTTTTCATTAAAGCAGCTTCATCGATTTCGCCATTTTCACCCGAACCCATTTTATCTGCACATTCTTTAGCCACACTCTCTATCATTGACAAAGTGTCTTCTGGGATAGATTTTATAGTTGTACCTAACATATAAAGTGTTTGTACATATTGCCAAATGGCATCTTTTGTATTATCTGAACAACCATCCCAGTGTTTTTCAAGATTTACACCTTTCATAAAATCAAGATTTTTAGATTCTTTAATAAAAAAAGATTCATCCTTTGATGAAATTTTATTAGCGTATGGTGATACACCGTTCATAAATCCATCAACAACCAACCGTGGATTAGCCTCTTTCATTAAATCGAAAGCTGATAAACACTTTTTCAAACCTTTTTCTTCTGGAAACGTCTTATGAAGTTCCACAAGAAATTGCCCCATCATTTCGTTAAATGCGGAAACAGATGCCATTTTTGTATATATTCTACGTTAGATATCTTTAAGCTAGGAAATTAAAATGGTTCTGTACTGATAGTCTCTTTCTTACCTAAACCATTCGATACGATTAAAAATACTAATATAGCGACGAGTGCAGCTGGTTTGGTATACGCGCTAACTGCGAGTTTACCTTCGTTATTAAGTTTCGATTTGAAGTGGATATATCCTGCTGTAATAAAACCGGAAATCAATCCTGCCCAAGCTGGATCTCTTAAATAATCTTCAAACTCCATTTACTTATACATGATGTTTTTTTGACGAGATTCGGCTGCATCTGGGAAAAATACACCGTCGTCATCCTGTGTACGTTGCATAGGTTTTTGTACTCGTGGTGCCGTATTGATCGTTCTAAATTCATTGTTCATAAAAGACCTGTTATTTCCTTCCCCCATCATTGGTTCCTCCATCATTTGTTCCTCCATCATTGGTTCCTCCGTCATTGGTTCCTCCATCATTGGTTGTTCTCCCATTGGTTGTTCTCCCATTGGTTGTTCTCCCATTGGTTGTTCTTCCCCCATTGACTGTTCATTATCGAATGGTTCTTCAGATGTCTCTTCCATGCCATTATCCTCAATAATATCTGGGTCTTCAGAGTCACCTACTTCTGCATCACCTAAATCAAGGTCTTGTCCTTCTTGTTGTGACATATATGTTTGTAGTATTTGTTGGACAGGTATAAGTTCTTTTACGGCATTTTCAACACATATTGAAAATCTTTCAAATAACTTATCGTTTCTTGAATGTTCATTTTGTGATTCATGGTAAATATAAGGATCATTGTAAAGAGATTGTGCGACTTTATTATGACACATTTGAATAAATACTTCGTTTGTTGGTAGTTTAAGTGAAATCTTTTTATTGTCTTTACTTAATCGAACGGCTGATAAAATTTTAACGCAACTTACAAATACGGCGGCCAGTAAATCATTAAACCATGCACATCTATTCGCTATATTATCGGTGTGTTGTTTTGACATAGCGTCACTCCAATTAGGAACTTCTTTTAACAATTTCTGATACATTACTAAAACTTTTCGACCTTTTGATAACTTATACGCCTCTTCGTACATTTCTTCAAATGTCTCTATCATAACTGGACACATCAATAAACAGAGTTGGCCAAGGTATTCACGTTTAGCTTCTACTAATATGTTGAGGTTGTCCATTTATGATAAAGTAGGTTTTTTTATAGGTGATTATTATCGCGCCGCCCTGTACTTATTTGCTGTCTTTTTCAAATTAATAAGTGTTGGGAAATCACTAAATTCTTCTTCTGGTTTTTCTTCCAACTCTTTATTAACTTTCCTAGGTCTCCACGATATACATAGTTCAAATTCTCCTATATGTTGAACATAAAATCCACTTATTCGAAACTGTCTAATCAAATAAAGTGTTGCTTTCGTCCTGTCGAAGTGAGGAAATCCCATTACAAACGATGGTATTTGTACAAATACGTATTTTTGACACATTTCGACCGATTGGCGTATTTTTTTTGATATTTGTTCATGTAATTTGACATACGTTTGTTTCCTCAACCTTTTACGTTTTTCATCTAGACGAGATATTTCACTAATACTTATCATTACAATACAGTCAAATTATTATTTTTAAAATATTACCCGTTTTGTAAATTTGTTAATTATATACAGAATACAAAACCTAAATGACGTAAATTTATTAGGGCTATTTTTTCTGTACCCACTTAGAGCGATTTAAACGCCTTTTTGAAAATTTTTTGAACTCGGTTCTCATAAGGACCATACTTTTTTTAAAAAACATGACTTTCATGCACCCATTGTAATATAATAGAAAATATAGTGTTTAAATCCCTCTAAGTGGGTACAGAAAAATTAGGTGTAAAAAAATAGATATAAAATAACCGTATTTTCTGTATGGTAAATGTAAATTTTACATATATGGGACGGTCACTATTCTATCCTTATCGAGACCTATTTCGGGTTTTATATTTTTAGTATTATTATACATTGACTGTGAGTCTAAAATTTCTTTCTCAACGAGTAAGTTAGTATTACTTTTTAAGTATTCGAGTTCACTTTGTCTTACAAGAGAGTAGTCAACAAATTCACTCGATGCTATACTATTTGTAAAAACACCTTCATCGCGTGGTTTTTTAATATGTAAAGGTTGACTTCTAAGTGCTAAAACGGCAACTTTTGGTTTATCACCTATATATTTTCGTTTATTTGTTTGAATTTGTGTATACTTTTTTATATCAATGTTCAATCGGTTTTGTTCTATCTCGTTTAAGAATTCCCTTTTTTTCATCCGATCGTCGATACTTTCCTTAAGGCCTGTCTCCAAATCTCTTGTAATTTCATCCGTATTATCAATTTCATATTTCGGACCCGTATTGATCACCCGTATAATGGACGAAACTATAAATCCAAAATCATAACCACCTTTTCCATATTTAACAACCATAAACATTGCTTTACATATTTTACTACCTATTTGAGGTATAGCTTTTGTATCAGGGAGCTTAATGTCATCAGGGTTTACTGGTTTTGGTGCAAAAGCTTCATACATATCAGCAGAAATAGTTTCGATAATATACGTACAAAGACCAGTACGTTTAGAAACTTCTTCGTTTGTACGCAAAACCATTTCCTGCATGAGATCTTTTGTAATGTCAATATCGTCCATTTTTTTGTACATAGACATATCAACTTCTTCATCGTTTATATCAGCTGAAGGAGAGTTACTGAATTTCTCCACCCTGACCATTGACAGTATAACGCATAATATCAACACTATTAAAACAACTTTGTTCATCTTAGTATTAATTTTTATTTTAATTGTGATTTAACAGCGTAATTATTTTAACTTATAGTTTTAGAATGTCGCTCTTGATATACAGTCCACAGTGTAACCACAGTTTAGATATAATAAATTATATACAAAAAAATGAAAATCTTAAAAAAATAGTTTCGTATCACAATATCAATAAATTGGGTATACCACCACAATTTAAAAATAAAATAAGTCGAGTTCCAACGATGCTCACAAAAAATGGTAAATTTCTTGTGGGTAACGAAATAAAAAATTGGTTAGAGTCATTATTACCTACACAGGAACTGGAAATGGCTGGGTTTGGAACTTGTTCAATGACAACATTAGACGGGGAAGGTACCGATGATATGTTTGGTTTGGATGATTATGGTACATCTTTACAACCACCTATGACAGCAGAGTTACAGGAAAAGATCGATAGAAGTGTAAACGACGCGTATAATGTACAAAGTAAACAGAATTAAAGAATTTACACGTTTGACATACAATGAAGTTAGTTACAGTACAAGCAACTGCAATTAAATCAACTTTCGAAGTATTGAAAGATATACTAAACGATGTTAATATATACTTTAAACCCGATGGTATGTATATAATAACACTAGATACCGCGAGAACAACACTCGTTGATATGTATTTATCCGGTGATAACTTTGAGACGTATAATTGTGAAAATGAAATCGTAGCGGGTGTTAACGTATCTAACACATTCAAACTGTTAAAATCTATATCAAATAACGACGTTCTTACAATTTCTATAAATTCTAAAGAGTTTATGGATATTGAAATATATAGTGAATTGAAGAAAACGTCAACTAAATTCTCACTCAAACTTCTCGATATTAACGAACATCAAATAGAAGTTCCTCAAATAACTATGAGTACAATAACTCCAATGTTATCTTCAGATTTCCAAAGGATATGTCGTGATATGTATAACATAGGCAACGATATAGAAATATCAAGGTACGATAAAAATTTAAGGTTGTACTGTGAAGGTGATTTTGCAAATCAGGAAACTAATATAGAATGTATGGAAGAGAGTGTAAATATAACTGGTTGTTATTCACTTCGATACATGAACATTTTTACTAAAGCAACGAGTATGTGTGCTAATGTACAGATTATGCAAGAAGAACAAAATAGGTTTCTTATACTTAAATATAACGTCGCAAATTTAGGCGAACTTAAATTTTATCTCGCAACTAAGGTATCTGAAGATCAGTAATGTAACCATCGTAAGTACTTACCTTTTTAACAATACCCAAGGCACTCTTCAATTTGATACTCGGATAATCAGATCGAAGAGTTTCATCGTCGTAGTATAACAGATCACTTATTTTTACATTTTTATTACCATGAAAATCACCCCTTGGTCCAGCGTACCTTTTTATTTTATTTAGTACGTCTTTGACAGGTTTATCATCTATATCCATAAGCTGTGCACTCACGAGTGGCATATGAAAAACTATTCCCGGTACCCGTTTCGGTGGCCATTCATGTTTCATATCGTTTGATAAAAATTTATACATTTTATCATTATACCAATACTTTATACGTAAAATGATTTTGGTTACATTTGTAGGTATTTCAACATTCTTATAATCTATACCATCCAAGTTCTTATAAAAAGACTCTACATCATCACACCACTCGTCACGGCATTCATCTTCCCAAAACCCCATTAATTCACCGTCTGTATTATCACTATCAATTGTATATTCCATCGACTGGTGTGAAATTGTATAATCTGGTTTTGCTGTTATATATTTTATACGATCATAAACCCATAGTATAACAGTAGTTAAAAGATTAAGAATCATACTATTTAGTTATTATATGGAACGTAATTTTTTAAGCAGATATAACAACAGGATTGAGTCTTGGGTTAAAAATATAAAAGATGACCCTGGTAATAAGGATACTTATGAAAATGAAATGTCGAGTTATATAATAAAATGCTTACCTTATATGAAACAATATACTGATGATACAGCGAAGGAAGTAACGACTGATAACGTTTTTAATTGTAAAGAGACGAGTGGATTACAAAGGAAAGATATATTTGATAATTACCTTGCTGAGGTCGAGAAGGTAAACGTGGATAGACCTATTATAAAAAAAATGGAAACGTGTCCTGAATGTACTAGTAGTTATACATACCATTTTACCGATACAAGTGACCTCGTTTGTGAAAATTGCGGTTTGATAATAGCATGTTTAATCAGTGAAGAGTTAACATATAGAGAAGAACAGGAAACGTCTGAGAAAATCATAAGCTATTCGTATAAACGAGAAAACCATTTTAACGAGTGGTTATCACAATTTCAAGCACAAGAAACTACTAACATACCACTTGAAGTTATAGAAGAACTACAAAACGAACTAAAAAAGATTAAGATCAAGGCACTTGATGAGATAACACACGCACGCGTACGCTCTCTCTTAAAAAAACTAAAACTTAATAAGTATTACGAACACGTACCGTATATAGCTAATATATTGAGTGGTATATCACCTCCAAAAATGCCACAAGAACTTGAAGAACGGTTACGTATAATGTTCAAAGATATACAAAAACCGTTCGATGATAATTGTCCAAAAGAACGTAAAAACTTTTTAAGTTACTCGTACGTTCTCTATAAATTTTGCGAACTTTTGAGTGAAGATAAGTATCTAAAATATTTCCCACTTCTAAAGTCGAAGGAAAAGTTGTATCAACAAGATATTATATGGAACAAAATATGTAATACTCTACAGTGGGAATACATAGCGACCATATAAAAAATATCAGGGTATACTAAATGGCTTTTGCAAAACGTAACCAAAAGTCTAAAAATTTACAGAAGAACACGAATGAAATATTAAATACGAACGAGATGGTTATGAATTATTCACCAGGTTCGCCTACACAAAAACAAAAAACTAGTTCGAAACGAACTAACATGCTCAGACAAGGTGTCCAATTTAACAGTTTAAGTAACATGTTAAAAGCGTTCGCGGTTCGTAATTTTGCAAAAAAATACGATTCACCAACGAAAAAAAACATGAGAACAGCTGTAAATAAGGCGTTAAAAAATAAAGCTAAAAAATAAAATAGACGCGTATAATAAATGGGTGCTATTGAGAATAGAGAAGCTAGACGTCAACAAGCTATTAAAAATAATGATAGACCACGCATACCAAAAAATGGTCGTAAAAAACCAGCTAACTCGTCAGAATTTGCGAAACAACTATCAGAAGCTCCCAAAAAACTTAAATCTCTCTTACCACCTAATAAAAATGTAACTAAGATTGATCCAGCCTCACGTAAACTTTCGATGACGAATGTAAGGCGCTCAACGATGTCACAAAAAAATCGTATGATTGAAGAAATGAACGATTATTTATTAAAACGTAAAAATATAAAAGGTGTTAAAAAACAAAAGACCAAAAAGTAAGTTAAATATTTAAAGAAACGCGTTTTAGAATAGATAATGAACGACCCTTATTACAATTTCTGTTTAGAAGAAATCAAGTTCTACACAGAAAAGATAAACGAAATTATAAACGAAGGTCTCAAAGACCCCAAAAAGTATTACGAAGAATCAAAAAGTGATTGGAAAAAGATTTACCAAATGATTCCAGTTATGTACATGATGAATCAGATCGAAGATGAAAAAAAATAGTTGGTTACTTTAAATGTCATCTGCATTACTTGGTGTAGCCGTATTATGTTTATGTTCGAGTTCAGCAACAGGTGCTGGTTCATTCTTTGGTGGTTTTATACCAGGTACATCCCCGTTTATAACTAAAAAATTGAAAAAATTGATACAAAACATTATAACTGATGATGCTAAATCAGTAGATTGTGCGAATTTATATAAATATATGGAAGAAATTGGAGGAATTATCGCTGTGGAATCTGTCGTTAGATCATTATCAGAAAATGAACAAGCTATAGTAGGAAAGATACATGATATAGGAAGAAAGGCTGTAACACCAGAAAAAATATGCAATACGTCTATAGTAGATTCACTACAGAAAGCGATTATAAAAATTGAAAATAAGGATACATCTGTATGTACAGACTTGAAAGATTTGGAAAATGACATCCCACGTTTTATATGGGATAAAAAAACTAAAAAATTTATAGAAACAAAAGATTTATTAAACGAAGACCAGCTGGGTACTGTAGAAGAAATATGTAATCCAAACTATAGCCTAATGGCTTCACCCGACGAACTTTCAGAAAATGCTAAAAACCTAATTAGTGCTATTGAACAATTCGATGATGGGTTTAGTCCAGAAAAATGTACGGATTTTAAGGAAAAATGGGATAAAATGATCGACGGAAGAAAATTAAATGAGATTTTCACTGGAAGAGGTTCCGGTCAGCGTATAACAGATCCCGAACTTAATTTCATTTATTCAAAACCAAAGTATAAGGGAGTTATACAAACGCTTGGTGAGGCATTTATCTTTCGTGAAGATATACCGGACTCGGAGTTGCCACCAGGGGTAACTAGAGTTGAAGAGTCAGATGAAGAAATTATTAATAAATTTTGTATTTCAGATTTAAAAAGAAAAATAGATGAGAGAGTGACCCTTCTTAAAAATGAAGACATACAGGGGTGTGATTTATACGATGATAATTGGACTACCATAAGAGAAGACTGGAATACAGGGTTTGTATGGAATGATTCAAATGATAAAATTTTAGTCGCGCACAATTATGTAAGTAAAGCATTAGGCGAAACCAATGAAGATTTAATGGACGGTAAAATCACGGCTAGAGAAACCTTGTGTACAAATTAATCCAAAGTCACATACCTAACCTCTAATTCGGTGTTAAGTGATGTAGGAAAATTGATAAGGTACCCTTCCGGGAACCCCGTCAAGCGTAGATAGTTTTGTGCTTGTGTGACCATGACATCGTTCATGGTTTTAACCGATTTCAGTTCGACCACGGTTTTGTTATTTAAAATTAAATCGGCGCGAAGATTCCCTATAGTATGTCCTTCAAATACAATAGGAACTATTCTCTCCGTTTCGTAGTGTACCCCATTTTTCCGCAAGACAACTTCCATCGCATTGTGATACACGCGCTCGCTATAACCGGGACCAAGTACTTTGTATACGTGTTCGGCATAGCCACGTATCATTTATAAGATAGTTAAAAGCTTCACTTTTAACTAAGTTATATGAATATCGAGAACTGTGAAGGTCGTGATTTTTTAAAACGAATTGTTAATGGGTCTGTCGATCTCATACTTACGGATCCACCGTATATTATTTCACACGAAACGGGTATGAACGCGTTACACGACGCTATAGAATCGGGTAAAAATCTCAAGAAAACCGAGTCTGACTGGTTAAAATACGTCGAAGAAAACAGTGCTGCTAAAACAACACCGAACGCTAAGGAAAATTATATGAAATATGGTACCATATACGGTACCAAGTATAGCGTTAAGACTAATTATGGCGAATGGGACGAAAACTTTACTATGGATACACTCGATGAGTTTATAAAACTGTTTTACCAAAAACTTCGCGACGGTGGTACGTGTATAATATTCTTTGATGTATGGAAAATATCATATATCAAAGAACTCATGGAAAAACATAAGTTTAAACAAATTCGGTTCATAGAATGGGTTAAAACAAATCCACAACCTATAAACTCGGGTACGAATTATTTGACAAATTGTCGTGAAATAGCTTTACTCGGTGTTAAGAAAGGTAAACCGACGTTTAATAGTAAATACGATAACGGTATATACAAATTTCCAATCCAAGGTGGTAAGAATAGGTTCCACCCGACACAAAAAAACGTTGGTTTGTTTCAATCACTCATAGAGAAACACTCAAATAAAGGCGACCTCGTCGTAGACACGTTTCTTGGTGGTGGAACAACAGCTATGGCGTGTACAAATACCGAACGTAAGTTTTCCGGATGTGAACTTTCAAAAGAATATTACGATAAAATTATAACCCAAGTCAAACCTACTTAAACAAATAATCAATTAACAATATAAAATGGGATACCAAGAATCTGTATCTAAAGTCATAATTGAAACACTCGCATTCACAAAACCATTCGTTCACTTTAATCGTCTCGTGGAGTTAGGTCTCGTTGAATCTACACTTAATGGTGGTAGCTGGCGACCTACATTTGAAAAAAACTACAGAGTTTCGGTCGTGTACACCACAAATCGTAAACCGAAACATAAAAATATAAAACACGAAGATGAAACTAAATTTAAAAGTTTATACGATACTACGTATAATAATTTAGAAAAACCAAGAAAAGGGGAAGTCCTTGGATTATTTGTTTGGGGACTTAATATAGCTCCCGAACCCAGAACCATCCCCAAATGGATACGCGAACGCGTGTGTTGTGAAGGAGCACGGTGTCTTATATGTGATGAGGATCGTGACATCGAGTGCGATCATGTGGACGATGATTACCCAAACATTTCTCCAGATCAATTACAGGTTTCTGATTTTCAAGCATTGTGTCAATCGTGTAATAAAAAAAAACGAGAGGCACATAAAAGGGGTATAAAATATTATCGGGATATTCGGGATCCCGGAAAATCTGTTATCCGTTTGCTTTTTGGATTACCGAGCGATTTCAAATTCCCATTATTGGCCGAAGAACGATTTGATAGCGTTCAGTTTTACAGAAATCCACAACTCGTTAGAGAAATGCACATTAAACATCTACGTCGGGTTATTTATTGTCAATAAAAATGGAAGGCACATCTTCAACAATTTCGATTACGTATTGTTTTTCATTTTCTGTCGGTGTTATATTTACTACGCGACAATCCTTTGCAGTTAGAATTCTTTGTTCTGAAACTTTACTAATAGGGGCAGCTATTGGTGTACACAACAACGTCCACATATATTAATATCATAGATTTAAAGATACGACGTGTATATAATATAAAATGTTTTATACACGCGGTATGGAGTTAATATCAGCAGTAACGTCTATTTTCCCAGTTATAGTTTCATCATTATTCCCTATGAGTTATGTTTCTCTCTCGTTTATGATACACTGCCCTTTTAAAATTTTGTACCACGTTAACAACGCGTATAGCCCGAATATGTATAGAAGTGAAATAATATACAAAAAATATAAAAGTTTTTTACACGTCGGTTTATCTATACTTTTTTATTCATGGGAAAGTAAAATAAGTTTTTTGAATATATTATTTCATGCACTTTCCGTGTCAGTTATACGTAAATGCGAACCGTTAAAAAATGATGACGATAGAATGAAGGTAGATACACTTGGGTATATAGGAATATTTGCGTCTACGATCGGTTTGTATAGTATAAATAAAATACATTACGTTTTATCTTTGTACTTTTACTTTATATCAAATACTATACACCAAACGGGTTTATATGACGGGTTAACGAATAGTATCGTAAACTTATTACTTATCACACCTCAGTACCTGTTACTTTTAGGGTACGAAACAAATAAACAACATACTTAATGATTACACGATAGAATATATTAATGAAAGAAACCTTCAAGTTCAGAATAACGGATACCACAACACCAAATGACATGGATTCCTTTTTTTATGACGTATGGTCCCGAAACAAAAACGTTCATATTTTACTAGATACAACATCGTGTAAAAATGTATCGTTAACGCGAATACTTTCAATCAAAAGTGTTCTAAACAAACACAGAAACAATTCAAAAAAGTATATAGATCATACAACGATACTGGTAAAATCGCGTTTAGTTAAAAATATATTACGCGTAGGTTTATCTATACTAAGAACCGAACGACCGGTTTATATCACGACACTTTAATTATATAGAACACGTTCCGTATGTGAAATATAATTAATTAGTTTTTTTTAATCTTTCTGCCATATTTATTAAATTTTTATATTTATTCTTTTCAGAAACTGTTTTAGCAGCTTTAAAACGTTTTTTCAATTCCTTTAACATTTTATTCAATTCTGAATTATTTACCATTTATATTAACTTATAAGAAAATAATTTAAGACGACAAAAACTTCCCAGTTTCATCAATGATGAGTTCACCCCTATCGGATAACATACGTCTATTCACCATGTGTTGTTCCTTAACATCATCCTTGTTTTGTCCGACGTATGGTACGGCGTAGCCTTGTTCGCACATCCATTTGTTTACGTTCGTCCAGATACCATCTTCAAATACCCATAATTCACCGAGTGCACGCCCATACTTACCGACAGAGTCGCGTTCCTGACACCGCAATTCAATTTCACAATCGTCCTTATCGGATTCAATCGCTTTTGTCACCCATTTAAGAATCTGTTTCTTTGCGTGTTTACCGTAAACCTTTTCGGTCAAATCACGCGTTCGCGATTCTTCGGTATCGATACCGAGCAATCTTACGCGTTGGCGAATGAGTACATCGAACCCCAAATCAATAAGAACGTCGACGGTATCACCATCAACGACTTTCGAACACGAGTCGATTTTGTATTTGAATTCACAGGGTTTTTGGTTGTAGGTAGTCATTATGTATATAGTTTATTGAATTAATCTTTAATTATAATTACAAAAAAACTTACACGAGTTTATTCATGTATCCTTAAAATCAATAAATTTAAACCTAAGTTAGATCTAAATAGATCTATAATTAAATAAATAGATCTAAGATCAATAAACACAAAATGCTTACACTTACAAGACGACAAAATTTTCCGCTTT